CCGCTCACCACACGATTAGCGAGCGGCGCCCCGGACCCCGTTGTATCGAAACTCGCACACCAGACCACCCCGTCCCCGAGGTTATAGACATTTTCCACCAATGCGAGATCGCCATTTCGGCCAGCGGTGATCGTGCGGATCGTGATCGGTGCACTCGCGGGATTGACGCGCACGTAATAGAACGATCGCGGTGTCGGCAGGACGACATCAAACACGTTCGTGCCGCCGTTAGTGATCGTGACAACGCCAGGCGTCTCGCCGCCTTTGACGAACGCATCAATCTGGTCGTAGAACTCCTGTTTCCAGACGTTGTTAAGAATGGTTCCGGTGTAGCCGGAGCCGTCGTCGTCTTGAATGGGCGTACGAATAATCGGCATCGCGTCGTCCTAGCGCGGATCGTTCACCCAGGTGTCGAGGACGCCTGCGGTGCTCGCGCGTGACGTCGCGGTCACGGTGCGTCGTGGTGGTCGATCTTTCACCTGCGGGACAATCTCAACGCTGGTGATGCGGACGGTCGATGCGGGCGGGCCAGTCACCGCGATGGCCTGCAGCTTGCCCGCCTGCGCATTCATGTCCTCGGTCTCCCAGCTGTAGCGGACGGGCGCGTACTGGAAGTCGTCGAGCTCGCTCTCGCCGCGCCCGGCCCCGCCGGTATAGCTGTAGCGCCCGTCCTGCACCAGATGTTCGAGATAGCCGTCGCTGTCTTCGCGTGGTCGCAGCTCCCACGCTCGCTCATAGCGCTGGCGCATGATCACGCTGACGACTGCTTGGCTGATGGCCTGCGCTCGCACGCTGGAGCGAACCAGCGGCAAGTCTGGATTGAATGAGCCCGTTCTGATGACGTCGAGACCGATCACATAGATCGCGCCAGCGCTGGTGACAGAGTCGCCTTTCGACACTGGCGCTTTCAGACCGCCATAGTCGGTCGGCATGAGAAAGCGATACTCGTCATATACAGTGATGCTGACGATCTGGCCTCCGACCTTGGCCCATGCAGACGATGGGAAGCCAGCCGTGCTCTGAACGAACAGCGTGCTGGTTCCTGGCGCAATGTCTGCGGTGAGCACTGTTCCGACTGGATTCTGCGTGACTGGATCGATCCCCGGCTGGACCGCGTTCAGGTATTCAAAGAACTGCGTGCCGATGCGCACGTAGTACTGGCCGACCGTCACACCCATGACCGGATCGACCGGGAAGAACGAGGCATCTTCGACCGGCACCCAGAGATTCGTCGACGTCGGCCACGCCGGGATCGGCAGCAGCGCGGTCGTGCGCTTGCCTTCGACGTAAACGCGCGTCCGCTGCTGGGCGCCGTCGCTCGACCAGCTGAACGACTTCAGCGTGCGCAGCGTGTCGGTCAGCGGCTGCGGCGAGCTCCCGGCGGGATCGCCGCCCGCGGCCCAGACGCGCACAATGCGGTTGGCGTCAATCACGAACCCACCGCCCATGCGGTTGGTGATCTGCCGCAGCACCGTTGACGGGCGTTGGTTCGTCACCGAAAACCCCTCGTGCGTCGGGAGCCCGTCCGGCACGCCGCTCGTCGAAAAGCCCGCGCCGTAACAGAAGCGCTGGACGAGATCATTGATGGTGAGGGTCGCCGACTGCGCGGGCCAGTCGTAGGTGACGAAGTGCGCGTCGAAGACGGCCATGTGGTCAACGCACATCAGGTCGCACCACGGCTGGACATCAAAGCCTGGATCGCGCCGATGGTGGACCGACATCACCTGTCCGGCAAAGAGCAGATTGCTCCGCGCGCCGAGCGCGATATAGATACGGCTGCGCGGCGCGGGCACAAACGGCATCGTCGGCAGCAGCGTCAGCGAGGCGGTGTCGATTTCGTCGTTGAGCACCTGCTGTATCCGCAGCGAGCCGTGGCGGATATATGGCGTGAGGTCGGCCTCGATCCCGGTGGTCGGGTGGTCGATGCCGATGATCCAGTTCGCCTTGAAATAGCCGCCGCGGACCGCGCCGCCGCGGGCGATCCCGCCGCGGGCCTGCATCATCGACTGGTCACCCGGCCCAATCGCCATTACGCCGCCCGCCGTTTATTGGTGAGTCCGTGCTTCGCCGACAAAGCGCGCTCGACGGCGTCCGCTAGGCGTTGATCGTCGCCTGGCCCGCCGAACAAGGCGCCGCGTGCATCGATCTGCACGACCGTCGCTGGCCCGCCCGCGCCGCCCGCGGGCGCCAGCATCGGCCCCTGCGTCGATTCGTCATAGGGGACGACGGCTTCCCAGCCGTGCAGCATGACCGGCGTCCCGCTCCCGAAATCGCGGAAGCCCTCGCTGCCTTTCTGATAGCTTTCGAGCGGGGCGCCCTGCCCGGCGTGATAGTTCACGGTGACGTCGTGCTGCGTCTTGTAGCCGGGATCGCGGTAGATGACATCGACGCCGACCGTCCGCGGCATGTTCTTGATCTGCTGACTCGTCGATTGGACGGCGAGCCCGAGCCCGCGCGAGATTGCATCGGTGAGCTTCCCGACCGAGTCGATCAACGCTTTGAACCCCTGCGACATCGTCATCGAGAAACTGATGCCCGATTCTTCTAAAGACTCGATCTTGTTCCCTTGCGCGTCCGTTAACTGGCCCATGTCGACCATGGATTGCAGCATCGGGCGCATGGCTTCAGGAATCTCGCTGCCCATCGCGACGGCCTGATTGACGTACGCGCTGACCGACTCGCCCATCTTGTCGGTAATCGCAATCGTCGAAATGCCCGCGGCGTTCAGGACTTCCCAGTCCTTGTAGAGTTGCTGCGCCTGCTTGTCGAGTTCCTGGCGCTGGAACGCCGGCCCGAGTTCCTCGAGCGTGAACCCGTAACGCGACGCCGTTTCACTCAGCGTCGCCATGGCGGCGTCTTGGAACTGAAACGCCGCGGTCAGTTCGTCTACCGCTGCCTTGAACTCGGCCTCCTTGTCGGCCCTGAGCAGCTGGTCGAGCGTCAGGCCGGCGTCGTGCGCCGCCATATTCAGCTGGTGCAGGCCGCCGGCCGCGGCGATGAACTGATCGCGCAGCGGATTGACGACCTTCGATTCTTCGTCCCGGCCGAACAGCTTGCCGATCCCTTTCATCGCGGCGTCGAGCGCCGGCCCCATCAGGGTGCCGATCCCCGGGATCACCGCGCCCAGCGCGCCGCCGATCGACTTCCCGAAGACCCCCTCCATGGCTTTCGTGGCGGTCTTACTGATCGGCCCTTCCGCGCGTGTGAACCACGATCCGATGCTGGAGCCCAGGCTCTTGACGACGTCGCCGCCGCCTTCGAAGGCGCGTTGGATCGTGTCGGCGATATTGCCCTTGAGGAAGTCCCCGAACCCGGAGAACACGCCTTGCTTCTGTTCGAGAACTTGCGCCGTGGCGGTGATGGCCTCACCCATCGCCTGGACGTTCGTCGCAAACAGCGTGACCGGCTGGCCGCCGGCGCGCAGGATGGCGTTGAACTGTTCGGTTTCCTTTGCCGCTTTTGCCGTCGCCTCGGCGTCGGCTTTCATCTGTTGCTCAACCAGATCGAACTCGCGCATGACGATCCAGTTGTTGTACGCGCGGAGCTCCTGGTTGTGCTTCCGGAGCGCTTCCGCCGCTTTCTCGTCGGCCTTCGCCTTGGTGTCCGCGGCTTTCGCCGCGCGGTTCGCTTCCTCGGTCGAGCGCTCGAGCCCCTTTTCGATGTCCTTCAACTGCTGGCCATACGGGGCCGCGACTGTCAGGCCTTTGGCGAAGAGTTGCCCGGACGTGTTCGCCAGGCGGTTGGCGTTCTTGTCGGCGCCGGCGAACGAGTCTTCGAGTTCCTTCGCCGCCACCTTGAACGCGGTCACATTCGGATCCTTGGCACCGCGCGCCAGGCCGGCGACGACTTCGCCGGCGGCATTCTTCGCCTTGCGCCACCAGCGCTCGAGTGCGTCGCCGACGTCGTCCAGATCGCGGACGGTGGTTTCGGACATCCCATGCACGGAGTCCTTGAGGTCGTCGAACCCGCGCTTCAGGGTCGGCAGGATCACCAGTCCCTGCTTGCCGAATAGGTCCACCACGATCCGCGCCTGCTCGGCAGGGTCTTCGATCTTGCGCAGAGCGTCGGAGATGAGAATCAGGTAGCGATCGGGCGACAGATGCCGGATGTTCTCGAACTCCAGCCCCAGACGTTCGAGCGCGGCGATTGCGGAGTCGTCGCCTTCGGCCAGGCGGTTCTGCAGCTGGTTGACGGCGCCGCCCATCTCTTCGATGGTGTTGCCGGCGTCGTCGCCGGCTGCCTGCAGCAGCTGCAACCCTTCGACCGTCATGCCGGTCCGATCGCTCATGACCGTCAGCGCGTCAGCGGCCGACAGCACGGACTTGGCGAACCCGACGATGGCGCCTACCGAGAAACTGATCCCGAACGCACCGGCCAGCGGCGCCACCTTCTGGAGCATGTCGCCGAACCCGCCAGAGACGGGTTTGGCGGCGTCGGCGATCTTCTGAAGATTGGCCGGGACTTCGACGCCCATCGCGCGCATCTTGGCGGTCGCCTCCTGGGCTTTGGCGGCCACCCGTTCCAGTTCCGCCTGCGTCAGCTTGCCGACGCCGCCCACTTCCTCGATCGCGCGCGTCATCACCTGGGCGTCTTGGATGATCTTGCGGCCGGAGAACTGATCGACCATCCGGTTCAGCGAACGGCCGACACCTTCAGCGCCGGCAGAGAGCGTCTTCAGTTCGACGTCCGCCTTCTGGACGGCGGCGTAGAAATCAGAGAAGTCGGCGATGAATTTACCGGTCAGCATGTCAGGAGTGCCTGGTCCTCAGGACGTCGGCGTCGCGGTTCAGTTCCTCGACCAGGACGACGTACACCTCGTAGGGCAGCGCCAGCACGTCGTCATAGGTCCAGCCCATCGCGCGCGCTATGCGGAGATCGCTGACGACGCGGTCTCGCCAGCCGGGGAGTTTTTTTCCGCCTCGCGCAGCGCCGCCATCGCCGCATCGTGCGCGCTGATGGCATCGGCGAGCACCTTGACGTCTTCGGGGTCCAGCTCGTTCAAGGCCTGGCGGATCTTGTCGACGTCGGGCTCGCCTTTCGAGTTCTGGATCTTGATCGGTTTGCCCTCGGCATCGCTGATCGACCAGTCGAGCAGATACTGGATGACCTGATTGGTCTGCCCGCCGACTAAGGCTGCATCGAGCGTCGGCACGCCCCCTCCGGCCGGCGTGCGCCAGGTGCGCGCGAACATTTCCTGTCCGTCGCCGTACGTCAGGTGCTTCTTCACGAGCAGCCAGTCGCCGGTCGGCAGCTGCAGCATCGTCTCTTCCGGTTTCCGCGTCCGAATCCCCATGTCATCCTTTCCGCCCGACGCTGGCGGTCAGCGTCGCGCCGTCGTAGACCACGTCCTCGAGCCGCCGCCGGGTCGGCGGCTTGCCGCCGCCGTTCGGGATCACCCAGGTCAGCGGCGATTGCGTCAGACGGAAGACGTCGGCCTCGGCGACGGTCGCCATCAGGACCCCCAGCGACACCGACCACGGCCCGAGCGTCGCGGCCGGGCGGAAGCCCCAGAACACCGCGCCGCCCTGACCGCTGAATCCGACCGCGTGTTTCATGCCGTGGCCTTTATGCTGCCAGCGCCACCGGCGGCGTCCCGACCGGCGTGCGCACCCAGGCGCCGGCCGCCGTGAACGAGCCGTCGATCGTGACGGCTGCCGTCGCGCCGCCCTTCAGCGAGACGTTGATGAACCCGGGGCCCTGCCAGTGCGCCGCATTGTTCTTCGTCGGATAGATCGCGATGATCACCGGCGTCGGCGAGTCGGCCGCCTCGAACAAGAGGTCATCCGTCGAGTCCCACTGGCCCGTAAACGTGCCTTTCAGGTCCTTCAATCCCTGCACGTACGTCTTGTTTGAGTCGCCCAGCGCCGTTGTCTCGACGGTATCGGTCGCCATGTCGAGCGTCCAATCGGTGATGAGCGCGACCGCCGCGAGCGATGAAGCATCGGTCAGGGAGAGGCAGATGATCCCGTCCTTGCCATGAATGGCCGGCGGGTTGACGGCGGGGGTCGGGTTCGGCATGGGCGTCCTCTTCTCGAAACGGGTTAGGGAGTCACGATCGGGCAGGCCTGGATCTCGTAGTGCCCGCCGCGGTGTTGCCAACGTTCGTCGGTCGCTTCGTCGATTTCCGTGTGTCGCGGCAGCCGTTGAATCCGCTGCACGACGATCACTTTGTAGCCGTCCGGCTCGAGCGGCTGGTCCTGGAGCACGGCGTGGATCCGCTTGGCCGCGGCCCGGACCTCGGTCCCGGAATTGCCTTTGGTCACCGCCTTGACGAGATACACGATCCGCTCGCGGCCGCCGAGCCCCAGCGCGTAGACGTCGTCGTGCTCGACCTGCGACACGATCACAAACTTCGTCGCCGGCGGCGTGGACGCGGCCGCGACGTCCCACCACACGCCGCCGGGCAGCAGCGCCGCCAGCACGGGATCGGCCGCGAGCTTCTGCGCGAGCGCCGCGTCGATGTCGCTCGTATCGGCCATACTCAGATCTCCGTGTCGGACACGATGAGCCCGACGCCCCGGACGAACGCGATCAGGACGGCCACCATCCGCCGCCGCGCGCGCTGCGCGATCGGGATGAACGCATGGATCGGCGGCATGGCGCCGCGGCTGATGCCCTTCCCCGTCTTGCGGATCTGCGTCCCGTGCTCGGCCCACCAGGCGTGCGGCGCGCGGTTCTTGATAATCGCGCGCGCGCCAAACCGCAGGTAGCCCGTCTCCATCGTCATCGACAGGCCGCGCCGCAGGTTGCCCGTCCACTCGTGCTCGGCGTACTTCGCGTCCATCTGGCGGAAGGCTTCTTCGGCATGCGTCTGCACGATGTCGTTCGCGTGCGCCCCCAGATGCGCCGGCAGCGCCCGCAGCGCCGCGCGGAGCTCGGCCAACCCCTCGATCGTCAGTTCGTTATGCGCGCCCATCAGTCCAGCGCCCCGCCGGCCACTGCCGGTGATGGCGGGCTCATGCCGGCGACGGCCGGCTGCTCGCGTACGGCGGCGGCCGTGCTCCGGCCGACCACCTCCGCGCAGACCAGCGTCAGCGTGATGTTCCGCTCGTCATCGTTCTGCACGCTCTGCACCTCGTACCGCCGCCCGTCAGCCCGCAGGATCTTGGTGTCGACCGTGATCCCCGGGTGGTACTGCCCGCGGATCAGGTGCGTCGCCGTCGCCTGCGGCGTGCCCGCAACGACCCGCTGCATGTCGGCGGCGGTCGCGGCGTGGATCGAGCACCACCAGGACGACGGGTCGAGCGGCGCCTCCTCCTGGGTGTAGCCACCCTCGCCGTCCGGCACGGCCGCGCCCGGCTGCGACAAAGCGACCTTGTGCCGCCGCACATCGACGCCGAGGTCCGGGGTCCGGCCCGCCATGTCAGGCCAGGCTTTCCACGCGGTACGCCTGGATCGCGTCCGCGTAGCCCATGGGCATGGCGGCCGCCGTCGTCCCAACCACGGCGAGATCGCGACCGCTCGTGACGTAGTGCGCCGCGAGCAGGCCGACCGCCAGCACGAGGGACGGCGCGAGCTCGGCGAGCGCGGCGGCGCTGGGCCATCCGAGCGTCACCTCGTACTCCACGCGATCGGTCCCGAGCGGTTCCGGGCGCACCCGCAACCGCGTGCCCCACCGCTGGTAGCGCGTGGCCTCGACGGCGCGCGCCGTGTTCGCCATGAACGCCGTGGCCGTCTTGACGAACAGAATGGGACCCGACAGCGCGAGCTCGACCCAGCCCTGCCCCGCCGTCGGCGAGGTCCACGGCTCGAGGTCGTAGGCGACGATCACCAGGCAGTCGGTCGCGATCAGAATCCGCTCGGTGTCGTGCTCGACCTGCTGGCGCGCCGCGCTGATGTAGCCGGGCCAGAGCGCCGCCTCTTCATCGCCCGGCACGATCCGCGCGATCGCCTCGAGCTGCGCCGGCGTGATCGGCTCCTCGAGCGGCGGGCCCTGCGGGATGACCTGGATGCGCATCATCGCGCGCCCTTTTTCGGCCGGCGGTAGGTGGCCGTCGTGAACTCGCCCGGCTGCAGCGTCACGATCGGCGGCACCGTCATCGGCGGCCGCGCGGCTGCGAGCAGTTCGTCGCGGGCCGGCAGCTGCACGATCACGATCCGCCGCTCCTCGTCAGCACTCGTGCACGTCGTGTGCGGCATGTCGTCCACCGGGCAGGGCCCCGGATCACCGAACCGCGTCATGGTTTCTTCCCGGCGATCCAGTTGGTCCCGTTCCAGTGCGCGAACGTCCCGTCGCCCAGGAGCACGTACTGGCCCGTCGTCCAGGCCGTCGCCGGCGAGGCGACAATCGCGCCCATCGATCCCCCGAACGTGGCGACGGGTTCGGCGGGGGCGGGCGTCCACGCGCCGGGAATCCCGGCGGTGGCCCCGGTCGCGGTCGGCCCGTTATTGCTCCAGCCCTGACGGTTCATGTCGAGCGGGACCGGCGGGCCTTCCAACGCGGAGATACCGTTGTTCGCCGGCGAGTTGCTCCACCCCGGCGTCGGTTCCGCGAGTACGGTCGGTTCTGCCGGCGGCGTCAGTTCTTCATCGGCCATCAGTGCACTCCATGAAGCGCCTTCAAGTCTTCGAGCATTTCCTCAGTCACTGGTATCCAGTGATCCGGAAACACGTTGGTGCGAGTCGCTTCGCTATTGCGAGTTCGTTCGAGGTACCGCGCCGCGGCTCTAACGCGTTTCGGATCGTCGCCCAGTTGCCCGATGCCACGGTTGCAGGTGTCGCACAACAGACCGCGCACCTGCCGGTTCACATGGTCATGATCAACATGCAGTCGTGAGCCGCGCCCTTTACTGCGGGCTTCGCGAACCCCACAGATGCCGCATCCGCCGCCCTGTTCTGCGAGGATTCGGTTGTAGTCGGCAAGCGTGATGCCGTACTCCCGTTGCAAACGCGAATCGAAATGTCGATCCGTGTTCTTTTGTCGCCATTCCGCTTCATACGCGCGATGACGGTCTAGATTGCGCGCACGATAGTCACGTTGATACGCGCGCCATTTATCACGGTCACGTTGACGTTCGGCTCTCGCGGCGGCACGGCGTTGTTCGACATGGTTCCAGTAGTCGCGTCTGGCAGTCGCCGCACGACAACATCGCCGGCTGCAAAATTTCTGCGTCGCGCGAGTCGGCGTGAACACCTGCCCACATCGTTCGCACTTCCGACACGGAAGTGGCAACCTGACGGCCCTTCGTGGACCGTCAGGTATCCGATCGAATAACGGCGCTTGCTTCATGGGACCTAATTTAATCCCGTAACCTTTCCGAACGCCCCAGGACGGTAGACCGCCAGCGCGAGACGCTCCTCGGCGCGGATGGCTACTAAATTCTTGATGAAAAAATCCTGATGACTGTTGGAAGCCTCGACTCGAATTCCCCCCTTGCGGAACACCTGCGACATCGTGCCGAAGGCGCCGACGAGTGCCGTGTTCGCGACGATCGACGGCGTGATCGCGACGGGCGTGCCCCAGAGGCTGGCCGTCGGCAGCGACGAGAACGGGCCGCCGCCGAAGTACTGGCCCTGCTGGTCCTTCGAGGTCGCGATGGTGAACCAGTTCGCCGGGTTGATCACGACGCCGTCCGGATAGACGTAGGCGCTCGACGCGATCGCGGCGATCTGCCGCAGGATGGCATCGGCGTTCGTTTCCGGCGGCGTGGCACCGCTGTTCCGCGCGACGTCCGCGGCGAGGCCGGACCGGTTCATGATGCCCCGCAGGTTCGGCGGCGTGCCGTTGCCATTCAGTAACTGGTCTTCCTCGGCCAGCTGCACGCCGAGCGTCAGCCGCGCGTCGATGTACGACGAGATGGCTGCGACGTCCTCGAGCAGCTCCTCGGTGACGGGCAACCAGTGCGCGATCTTCGAGACCGGATCCGTCTTCTGGTCGAAGACGAGCGCGGACTCCGGCTTCGCCGCGCCTTCCGCGACCGGCGCGGCCGCGTTGGTGAACGTCGTTTCCACCATGTAGACGATCGAGTTCGACGTCGCCGTGCCCGACGCCATCAAGTCGGCGACGACCAGCCGCTTGAACATCACGGGCTGGATCCCCGGGATGTATTGCGGGACCAGCAGCTTGCCGCCCGACGCCGGG